TCAGGACTGAAGGCGTCTGTAACAACCGAACTGATAGTCTGCCAGACCCGCCATAACAAGCTGGGTCAGTATTAACTGGCAGCGTTCGCGTGAAAGGTAAGTATTCTGCGCAATCTCCCCGACTGTCGCCGGTTCGGTGACGCTTAATTCATTAAACACTGCTCTGGCGGTTTCTGTCATATCCTGCTGTTTCAGCATGTCTTTTTCCCTTTTCCGGTTAACGTGACACACCAATAACTCTTGTCAAAAAAGCCAGCAAGCTGAAAGACATATATTCACCGCCACCAGCGCGTTTACTGTACAGGACCGATTTCAGCCATAAAAAACCCGCTCGCGGCGGGTTTAAGCTGTGTGGCGAAGTAACCACTCTTAACATACTGACATACTTTTTGCGGACCGCGCTAATCATTTTTTACTTTTTTAGCAGCCAGTCGTCCATCTCCAGTCTTACCCCCAGCACAGACAAACATCCGTCAATAAACCCTTCGGCTATCTGCATCTCAATTCGTATTGCTTTTTCGCTTTTCTTTCTCGTCCTGGCTATCTGTCTTTTTGATATTCGCAACAAATAATGAGCAATGAGAAGCGAATACTCCTCAGGTTTTTTCTGCTTCAGACGAGCAAGACAGTTTTCAATGATAAGTCCGTCATCATCGCAGCAGGCCGGACGTGGTTTAGTGGCAGATGGTAAAAGTCCTTTGAATCCGGCAGCGATCGGAGAATAGTCCACCCCGGTGTTACCACTTGCCGCCCATGCCCCCCAGCGTTCAAGAACCATCTGAATATCACGCATCAACTTTCTCCACAAAATCAGGACAGCACACCAATCGCCAGTGCGCGATCGATAAAACGAAATATCAGCTCCAGTTGGGAACCATACTTCTCTTCAAATGCCACGGTATCCGCATGCAGTTCGTCATGGTGTTTTCTGCACAAAGGCAACACAAAAAGGTCATGCGCTTTTGTACCCATTCCACCCTGACCATGACCAATCAGGTGATGCGGATCGTCGGCTGGCTTACCACAACATGCACATGGCTGCGTCTTAACCCAGCGCGTGTACTTTTCATTAACCCAGCGACGACGTTTGGGGCGTAACATAAAAGACTCCGGCGACTCCGGATCCACTTTCAGCGCCAGCACCTTTTTCGCTTTATCCTGGATAATGCTGGTGGCAGGAACCGAAGGCACAAGGTCACTCTCCCGGGTGACAGACGGCAAAACAGGCTTCGGTAATCTCAGGGCCTTACGGGCTGCACTTTCCGGTAAGGCATCCGCCAGGTCATTACGAACCAGCCACCAGCACAGTTCTGGCATTGTCACAACGTGACTGTCATCAAAACCAAGATCACGGCGCACAACAGACAACACCCAGCGGGCACAGTTATCCGTTGCCATTGATTCCAGCCGTTCCGTGAACTGATCGCGCAGCTGGTTATCGCAGTGCCAGCACAGACGGATTGCGCCCGGCGCGTGCCGCATTGTGGTCATGTTCTCGCTGTGCCATCCGGAATGAGGCCACTGACAGCCCTTTTCACGAAGTAACCAGCTTTCAAGACATTCCACGCCACCAGCACGACGAATAACTGCCTCATTGCGGAACACGGCCCGAACGGCAGGATCATCCGCTAACGGTTGTGATGCCGCCGGAACGGCACCACTGGCGAAAGATGAATAACGTTCCGGCTCAGGCTCCAGCAGGACACGCCCCTGCATAAACAAGGGCATCAGCTCTGAACCTGGCCTGAACAATACGATCCCCATACGCGGGGCAATTTCAGGGGTCAGTAGTGCTCTCACGGTCACCTCAATGAACGGTATCGAGCAGCTTTAACAGCTCAGGGAATCGGGATTCGAAGAAATGCGGCTGCGTCTCGCGTGGATTTGCAGGACTGGTGATGTTCTTGCCGAACATGCAGCCTTTCGCCGTCAGCGACCAGAATTTTTTGATGTTGTTAATCGCGGTACGGCTGTATCGTTCGCGTTGTTCAACGATCCCCAGCTTCACCATCTGGTGATATGCCTGATTAGCCGTCAGGCGGATACCATACTGTTTCAGCAGTGCACTCAGCGACAGCGTGGGGCGGCTTGAGCCATCAGGCGCATCAGCAGGAGCATCAATGGCATAGCGCGGTGCCAGATTCGGTAAGCCAACAGCCTCCTGAAGTTTCTGACAGGCTCCAAGCACTGAAGAGTTAGACAGATTTAACTCCCGGCGCATAAAGTCCAGCAGAATCACACCAGCCTGCATCTTGTCAGCAGCCTGTCCGGATAATTTTTCCGGTGCGCTGGTTACCATGTCGAAAGTACGGATCACCTTCAGATGGAATGACGGGCTGATCCACATTGCATAGGCATACACCAGTTCTTTGCAGACATACGTCCCCTGGTTATTTCCGCCACGAATAACGTTAACTGGCTCTATATTGACCGAGTTGCAAATCTGCAACTCGCTTATTAAACGCTCAGTTTGCTCATTGCGGAGCCAGAATGCAGGCTTATGCTTATCCAGAGAACCGGCAGCCCTGTGCAGATCGTTCAGGCTGTAACGACCATAAGCATCACGACGAACTTCAATACCATCAATGACCATCAGATTATTCATACTTCGTTTCTCCTCTTAATCAGGCGGCTGCACCCGCCGTTTTCTCGTACTTACTGATAGTGATCTCGACCTTCCCTTCCGGGATAACCGGTCCCCACTCCACCAGCATTCTTTTCACCTGACTGTCGTCTTCCCACACACCCGCGTGGGTCAGGGCGTCAAACAGCGCCTTGTTATAGTTGTCCAGATCGCGGATCCGGTTATCCGGAGGAAACAACACGATCTCCACTGAAGCAGGTGCCGACGTTGGTTTTGGCAGACGACGTAACTGCTCAACTATTGCTGCACACGCCGCGCTCTGGAATTTGCGCCCCGCCGCGCTTATCAGGCTCTTACCTGCAAACGCCCCTTTGTTGGGGTGTCGCCAGTACGTGTTCACGCTGGGCGGGAAAGGCAGAATCAGCTTCATACTTTCAGACCCCTCTCATGTAACCAGTGGGCTGCACGCAGCCTGGCGTTTTCCTCACCGGCAAGCAGTGAGCGGATAATCCCGACCGCCTCGCTGTCGTCGTCCTTCACCGCGGTATGAAGCGTTATCCCCCGGGCCACACCACGCTTTATCGTGATGACGCCTTTTTTCTCCAGTGCGCGAAGATGCTCCACCGCTGCATTCACTGAACGATATCCCAGCATGGTTGCCACCTCCTGATTGGTTGGCGGAAAGCCACGCTCTTTCTGGTAAGAAATCAGCATATCCAGCACCTGCTGCTGACATTGAGTTAACGTCGTCATGCCGCCATCTCCCTGACCAGTTTTTCCGCCTGCTGGCGAACCTGCGCCAGAAAGGCCTCACCACATGCCTCAAGTTCATCGCGCCCGATGTAGCTGATTGCCGGTCCCTTCCAGGTCTTGTCGAAAACAGCAATAGCACCAGCGAAGAAAGCGCCTGTCGGTACCTTCTTCTCGTCTTTCGGGATAAACCAGACAGGCAGTTCAAAACCAATACGCCCGCGAATAAAAGCAATATGATCTGCATCTTCCGGCCACCACACTTCGCTGGTGGCAGCTTTAATCAGGAAAACATAGCGCCCGCCTTTATCACGCATGGCACTGGCATGCTTCATGATGTAACGCATGCCGGTGATGTATTGCCCCTCATGCTGACTGGCGCGGCTGTATGGGGGATTACCAAAGGCAGCACCTTTAAGCTCCGCAAGACGTTCTGACCAGTCATGCGCCAGCGCGTTGTCTTCCGCCGTGTAATACGCGGCACATTTGGCGTTATCACCGTCAGTGAACAGATCCAGAACAAACGGGCCAAACAGGGTGTTAATTCCCCAGAAAATGTTGTCCGGCGTGCGCCACTGATCGCCCACTTCCTTCAGTTCATGGGCTGGTTTGTTCCGCAGTTCCACCAGCGCCTGGCAATATTTATTACTCATTAAGCCCCCACGTAATTCCCTGACAGATACCACTCTTCACCCGATGCAGCGCGCTTGCTGCTTTTCCGTAAGCACCGCTCACGACGCGCCAGAAAATTGTTTCGCTCTTGCTGGGAGTGGCTTTCACGGAATGCCGCCATCCACACCGTTGCAGCACGACGGTATAAGCCCCTGGACTCCAGTTCTTCCGCCTGGCGGGTCAGGCACAAAATCACCCGTGGATCGTTAGTGCCGACATAGAAATTGCGCACAGGTCTGGTTTCTCGAACTGGTTGTGGTTCCGGTTCCTGCGCTCTCTCAGTCAGGCGCGGGAAATGTCTGCGTGTATCTCCTTCACAACGGTGAGCCACACGCCCGCTCTGACGTAACTTGCTTGCTGACTGCAGAACGCGCTGCTCCGCAATGTCTCCGGAAGTACACCCCGGATGGGCTTCAATGAATTTCTGAACGTCATTCAAAAGACTCATGATCACCCCCTGAATCCTGCCGGGATCTGGCTGTAGTCCACGTTGTCGTAACTGGCTTTGAAGTACGGGTCCTCACGTCCGGCTACAGATACCGCAGGAACTTCCCAGGATTCTTCGAAATGACGATCCGGACCAAAGAACGTGACAGCCTGTTTCACAAATTGTGTGCCGCTGTTACCCATCGCAGATACCCAGCCCGCGTAGCGTTTCACACCTTCCAGCATGGTTTCGGGGTTTACCCCCTCATTCAAACGGGCTTTCCAGGCTTTGAAGGCTGCAGATTTTGAATTGCCACCAGCACGTTTGGGATATGCCAGCCATGCCTGCTCAAACTCCGGAGAGTATTCCGGTCGGTTTGAACGAACTCGCACAGACTCATCAGCAGATGCACCAACAGCTATTGGTTCATTGACTGGTTCTTTGACTGGTTCAAAAGAGTGACTGGTTCTGGGTGAATCTCCTGCACTACCCCCTGGTGCAACTCCTGCACTACCTGGTGAATTTGCTGCACCAGATAGTGAATTATTTGCACTACTCCCTAGTGAATCTCCTGCACCATCAAGATGAAGGAGATAGATATTACTTGAGTTACCTTTTTCACCTTTCCGGGTGACTTTTTTTACCAGCCCGGACTCACAAAGGGCCGCAATATGATTCATCACAGAACGTTTGCTAATCTCGCACTGGTCAGCAATATGCTGGTAGCTGGGCCAGCACTCACCCTGATCGCTGGCATTATCAGCCAGCTTGATCAGAACCAGTTTTCGCAATGGATTACCCACTCGAATTTTCATCGCTTTAACCATCAGCTCCATACTCATGCTGCACCTCCGAGATGCTTCATGTTTTTTCCGGAGCGAAAGGCTATAAGCGGCATACTGACGCGGTAATTACGGCCCAGCGGTTCACAAATCACCTTCTGACATTCACGGTCAACCAGGCTAACACGTAGAACATGCCCTGCAGGCGTGGTGTACCACTGACCCGGACGAGGACAACGGAAAGTCTGATTGGTAAAACGTTTGAAAATATTCCGGATCATTTGCGCCCCCTTGCCTCTGAAGGGTTCAGCGACAAATTTATGAGGCAGGCCAGCGCCGAAGCATCATTAATATAGTCATATAAGCTAACAGCCAGCGGAGATTCGGCTTTTGCCAACATAGGATAAAGCTGCTGCAGCCAGACCTGATGAATTGATGAAATGTAGGAACAGAGAACGCTGGCGTTATGTGCAACGTCGCTCGGTACAGCGGGCTTTGAAAGCTGTTTCTCCATCTGGTTAAAGGCATTGATGTATGCCTCTTTGAACCTGGCTGCACGTTTACCAGTGAAGCCCATGGCAAGAAACGCAAAACCGTCGCGGGTGATTTGATAGCAGGGAAGTTTGCGGCCTGATGCGTCGGTGTATTCACTTAACACAAAATTGTGTTCAGTAAATTCAGCGGAACATTCGAGGTTTCGAATTCTATCTAAAACCCGCTCATGCCGTTTAGTAAAGTAATTCGAAACTGCAAGAGATGTGGTGACAACACGACCATTGATAATCGTGATTTCAGGGTGAGATTGGGTTGGGAGAGTAGTCATGGTGACAGCCCCTATGTTGAATTCAATGAACTCACCACCAAGGCTTCTCACGGCAATAGGTGGTGAGACGTACAGGGGTGAGAAACCGGTCAACATAGAACCCGGCCCAACCGAAGTTGGCCCTGCACGCCCCACCATAATTTGGGCGTAATGATGCTCATGACACGAAAAAACCGCATGAGCGCGGTTGTGCTCTATATTGAATTCCGGGTTCTCACGCCCGGCACCCGCTTTATAAGGTGCCAGAACAGTGTAACGTCCCGGAATTGTAGAATCAATATTCAGGTAGCGGATCATAGGCGAACCTCCTTGTCAGAACCATTCAGCCAGGAATCAACAAGTGCAGCACCAAAAACAGCATCACCTACACGGTCGTACAGTTTGCTGGCCAGCGGAGATTCAACAGCCTTAAGCATTGGATAAAGCTGGCTTGTCCAGATTTGATGGATTTCACGCAAATGCAGGTATACGCCTCTGGCGTTTCGTGCGACAGCTGACATATCAGACGCATCGGCACCTGATAAACTCTTCTCCATCAGGTTAAAGGCGTTGATGTATGCCTCTTTGAACTGGGCAGCACGTTTACCCGTGAAACCCATAGCAAGAAACGCAAAGCCGTCGCGGGTTATTTGATAGCAAGGAAGTTTGCGAGTACCGCCGTTGGGCTGGCGTACCAAAATTGATGTCTCCGCAAAATTGCGGGCACAAAACTCTGGAGAACAATCCAAAATGCGGATCTTTTTCAGAACATCGTCATGACGTTTAGAGAAGAAGTCAGCAACAGCCAAAGAAGATGTAACAGCCTGACCATCAACGATGGCAATTTCAGGTTGAGAGAGGGTTGGGAGAGTAGTCATAGTGACAGCCCCGGTAGTCAGTTTTTTAGAAAACTCACCACATGGGACGCCAATCACAGAGGTGGTGAGACGTACAGGGTTGGCGTTACCGGAGACTACCGAACCCGGCCCGACCGAAGTCGGCCCTGTACGCCCCACCATAATTTGGGCGTAGTAATGCTCATGACACGAAAAAACCGCATGAGCGCGGTTATGCTCAGTAATCAATTTCAGGACGCCAATCCCGGCACCCGTTTTATAAGGTGCCTGAACAGTGTAACGTCCCGGAATTGCAGAATCAATATGCTGGTGTTCCTTCACACTCAACAAAATCACGCCTGAATTTCCACAAAGGACTAAAGCACTCATGCGGGTAGTCTTTGCGAAGATAGATAACGCGCTGTGTTTCTGGCTCCCAACGAATAACATGAACATAAAGTCCTCTTCCGTCACGAAACCAGCGGTTAAGTTCCTGCACAACTCGCCCCCCACAGTCAGGTAAAGTTCTCTGTGGTTACTTACAGCCAGGTGATTTGGTAATCTGCATTCATGCCGTAACAACAGGTGTTCAGCGACGCTGACCACCAGCTGTTGCGACAAACGGTTATTTGCCGTTAAACTGTTCATGCGTTAGTTTCTCCACAGACACAAAACGCCACGACGCCCGGAGCTGCACACTCGCGGGCGTCACTCTTTTCTGGAGCGCAAAAGATTTTGTAGACCAGTGCTGCATGCTCCTGGAGCTTCGAAATTGAAAGATACAGTTCGTCGTTAATTGCTGTCTTCTCATGCGGTTCCACTACACCGTCTTCGATTGCTGAACGAATCTGTCTGGAATAACTGCCGATCTGTTCAATGACTTCCAGCAGACGCTGGTTAATATCGGCGTTGTCCACATCCTCGACGTCAGGAAGAGACACAAAGACGCCATTTGCTGACTGCGCCACAGCGTCAGCAATGAAGTGAGTTCCACCAGCACGTTGTAAAATCATTGCCCATCCCAGCGGGAAAATCTGATCGCCATCGGCACGAAGGCGATTGAATAAAGCGTTCTCTGTTACATCCAGCCACTCAGCTGCTTCAGCGTAACCACCCGGCAACGCCGCGATAGTTTTTCTGACAGCTTTCACGTACCACTCAGGCTGTTTTTCTACTTTCCAGTGATGCTTACCCACGGCTTACCTCCTTTTCCTGTGGTTTTAACTCATTCCGGTTTTGACTAGATTGAAAGCGAGCAGGATAGAGAATCTGCATTTCGCTGATTTCTCCCTTAAAAAAATTGGCCAGACGCTCTGCCAGATCGATAGATGGAATTTGTTCCAGTCTCTCAATACGACTCAGCGTCGCTGGATTAACCTGAACACCCGCAGCAACATGCTGCAAAGTAAATCCGTGCGACTTACGCACATTTCGTAATGGTGATTGCATATAACCTCCACATATTGCGTGATAAGCATATTATTTCACGCAAATATTTTGCGCAAGTTGATTTGCTTAACGCGCAATAAAGAAATGTAATAAACGCATGAACATAGGAAATCGAGTCAGACAACTTCGCCAGGCGAAGAACATGAAAATCGCCGATCTCGCTGAAGCAATAGGAGTGGATGCGGCGAATATCTCACGCCTGGAAACAGGTAAGCAGAAACAATTCACTGAACAAGCCCTGAGTAATATTGCCAGGAGCTTAGGTGTTGATATTGCAGATCTCTTTACCTCAGACTTCAAAAGTAATACTGTATGTAAAAACAGTACTGGTGAGGATGTTGCGCAGGTGAAGGATGTATTCCGTATTGAAATGCTGGATGTCAGTGCCAGTGCGGGAAATGGCCTTATCCAGGGCGGTGATGTCATTGATGTGATTCATGCCATTGAATACATAACTGATAATGCTGTATCGATGTTTGGAGGACGACCAGCCAATCACATTAAAGTTATCAACGTTCGTGGGGACAGTATGTGTCCAACCATTGAGCCAGGAGATCTCATCTTCGTTGATATCAGTATCAATCAGTTTGATGGGGATGGTATCTATGTGTTTGGTTTTGATGATAAAATTTATGTCAAACGACTGCAAATGATACCTGACAAACTACTGGTGATTTCTGATAACCAGATTTACCGTGAATGGGGAATTACCAGCGAAAACGAACACCGGTTTATGGTCTTTGGGAAGGTCTTAATCAGTCAGTCACAAACCCTTAAGCGACACAATTAACCCCGACCTCCTCATCAATTAGCCACCAGAAGGTGGCTTTTCATTACTCATCAAATTGCATATCTCGCAACAAAAATACTTGCATAATGCGCAACTTCATTTTATCTTTCTTTCCAGACCAACAAACAAGGTACTAACAAAATTTGGTTGTAACACGGCGTATGGCACATGCGTCGTTAGCGGTCTGGGGACGTTAAAGGGGACAATCCACTCCTTGCTCGGGCAAACAAACCAGGTAGCCGGAATGTGCAAGTCAATGATGATGCTGATAAGACGCCTAACCAGCGTGGCGATTCGGTTTGACGCCTGGGAAGAGACCAGGGTGCAACGATGAGGGCATTTATGGAGCCGCGACAAAGTGTGGTGCCGTAACTGGCTAAGTGCTCTCAGCGTTGTGGTGAAGGCGCAGGCTGATGCGCGAAAGACATTGCAGCTATTGCGGAAAAGAGCTGTTCGGCGGGGCAATTAAACGCCCGTGAGAGTCTGAAATAACCGCAAGCCGGAGATCAGCACCTGTCACCACAACAGCCACTGCTTTGGCGGTACCAGTTTGTACACTTGCTTCCGGCTGGTACCGCTCTTTTTACAAAACAGAGAAGAGCATCACCGGACGACGGGCTCATAACCCAATCCATCCGGGCGGCTGCCACCGCAGGTGTTCTTCTCTGTTTTGTGGAGAAACCAACCGACCTTGCAGGGTCGATATGATGAGGAGCAGCAAAATGGCTAGCGAACGCAGTACTGATGTGCAGGCATTTATCGGGGAGCTGGACGGCGGCGTATTTGAAACCAAAATCGGCGCAGTTCTCAGTGAAGTCGCTTCCGGTGTGATGAACACGAAAACCAAAGGTAAGGTCTCGCTCAACCTGGAAATCGAACCATTTGATGAGAACCGTGTGAAAATCAAACACAAACTCTCATATGTTCGCCCGACTAACCGCGGGAAAATTTCCGAAGAAGACACCACCGAAACGCCGATGTATGTCAATCGCGGTGGTCGCCTGACTATTCTGCAGGAAGACCAGGGACAATTACTGACTCTTGCCGGTGAACCTGACGGAAAACTCCGCGCAGCAGGTCATTAATATCGTTCTTAATTAACCGATTATTTATCTCATCACTGAATATCTTTATATAGTGAGGACTTATTATGTCTCAGAACTTAGACGCAACCGCAATTAATCAAATCCATGCCCTTATTTCTGCTCAGGGTGTTAATGAAATTATCAGTAAGATTGGTGCCGATGCTGTGGCATTGCCTGAGAATTTCCGCATTCATGATCTGGAAAAATTTAATTTAAATCGCTTCCGTTTCCGTGGTGCGCTTTCCACTGCCAGCATCGATGACTTTACCCGTTATTCTAAAGATCTTGCAGATGAAGGCACCCGCTGCTTTATCGATGCCGATAATATGCGAGCAGTCAGTGTGCTTAACCTGGGTACTATTGATGAACCAGGTCACGCAGATAACACCGCCACTCTCAAACTGAAAAAGACAGCACCGTTCTCTGCCCTGTTGTCTGTTAACGGCGAGCGTAACTCCCAGAAGTCACTGGCAGAATGGATTGAAGACTGGGCCGACTACCTTGTGGGCTTTGATGCTAATGGTGACGCTATTCAGGCAACAAAAGCGGCTGCGGCGGTCCGTAAAATCACGATTGAAGCAAACCAGACCGCTGATTTTGAAGATAATGACTTCAGCGGCAAACGCTCCCTGATGGAGTCTGTCGAAGCGAAGACCAAAGATATTATGCCAGTGGCATTTGAATTTAAATGCGTTCCGTTTGAAGGTCTGAAAGAACGTCCATTTAAATTACGCCTCAGCATTATCACTGGCGATCGTCCTGTACTGGTTCTGCGCATTATTCAGCTGGAAGCAGTGCAGGAAGAAATGGCTAACGAATTTCGTGATCTGCTTGTTGAGAAATTCAAAGACAGCAAAGTAGAAACCTTTATTGGTACTTTCACCGCCTGATTTCATTACTGCAAATGCCCCTGCGGGGGCATTTATGGAAACGTAGTTAACTCAATAATCGCCGGATGGTGAAGGCTTCCTTTTACCCGAATTCAGCGCGGTGCAGCGCATATAACGTGGAGAACAAAATGTCATTTATTAAAACTTTTTCCGGGAAGCATTTTTATTATGACAGGATAAATAAAGACAACATCGATATTAACGATATCGCGGTTTCCCTTTCAAATATCTGTCGCTTTGCCGGTCATCTTTCACACTTCTACAGCGTCGCCCAACATGCGGTGCTTTGCAGCCAGCTGGTGCCGCAGGAATTTGCTTTTGAAGCGTTAATGCATGATGCAACAGAAGCGTATTGCCAGGACATCCCCGCGCCACTGAAACGCCTTCTTCCTGACTATAAACGGATGGAAGAAAAAATAGACGCCGTAATCCGTGAGAAATACGGGTTACCCCAGGTTATGAGTACGCCCGTGAAATATGCCGATCTCATCATGCTGGCAACCGAACGCCGTGATCTCGGGCTTGATGATGGCTCTTTCTGGCCTGTACTGGAAGGCATCCCGGCAACAGAGATGTTCAACGTGATTCCACTGGCACCGGGCCATGCCTACGGGATGTTTATGGAACGCTTCAACGAGTTATCGGAATTACGCAAATGTGCATAACTCATGTAGTTAGTTTTTCTGGCGGGAGAACATCTGCATATCTTGTTCACCTGATGGAAGAACAAAGAAAGGCTGGCAATAACGTCTGCTACATCTTTATGGATACCGGTTGCGAACATCCGCTGACATACCGCTTTATTCGGGAGGTTGTGAAGTTCTGGGGCATACCGCTAACTGTGTTGCAGGTCGATATAAATCCAGAGCTTGGGCAGCCAAATGGTTATACGGAATGGGAACCAAAGGATATTCAGACACGAATGCCGGTGCTTAAACCGTTTATGGACATGGTAAAAAAATATGGCACGCCATACATCGGCGGCGCGTTCTGCACTGACAGATTAAAACTCACCCCCTTCACAAAATACTGCGATGACCATTTCGGACGAGGGAATTACATCACATGGCTGGGTATTCGTGCAGACGAACCTCGTAGGCTGAAACCGAAATCGGGCGTCCGGTATCTTGCCGAGCTATCTGATTTTGATAAGTCGGATGTTATCCGGTGGTGGCATAAACAACCTTTTGATTTGCAAATCCCGGAGCACCTCGGGAACTGTGTTTTCTGCATCAAAAAGTCCACGCAAAAGCTGGGGCTTGCATGTAAAGACGAACCTGGTCTGATGCGAGTTTTTAATGAGCTGGTTACAGGTAAACACGTCCGGGATGGTCACCGAAAGACAAATAAAGACGTTATGTACCGTGGTCATCTGAGCCTTGACGGGATTGCCAGAATGTATGCCGACAGCGACTACAGAAATTTGTATCAGGCGATGGTGCAAGCCAGGCGATTCGATACCGGCTCGTGTTCAGAGTCATGTGAAATCTGGGGTGATCAATTGGAATTGAAATTCGAAGAGGTGGTGGCATGACAATCGTAAAAACCCATACCGGCATTGTGATCACCAAAGACGGCCCGCAGGTAAAAAAACTTCACCAGACAGAGCGGATGTGGGTCGTCGGCAAAAACGAGTTTTACCACAAAGAAACCGGACGCCGCCACTTTGCAGAAAATACGCGCCGCCGACTACTGATCGACACCATCAAGCCTATCGAGGTGAAGCATGTTTAAACAGAACGAAAAATCTATCGCTCAAATTGCTGAGTATATCCCGCGTGCGTGCCGGGGTATGCAGTTGCAGGAAGCCAAAGCGCGCCTGGAGAAAAAAATTGCGCTCTATATCGATGACGGCTGTGATGCTGCCGTTCTTAACGCGGCGTTCGCGCCAGCTCTTAACAGTCATACGCGGGAGTCTTTTTTTTCGCGCATCGCAGCGCAGATCCGTAAAGGAGGCAACCAGTGAGCAATTATCTGTACTGGTCTGGCTTAGTGGCTAACATTGCGCTCATGTTGTTCGTGGCTCTTTGCATCTGGGTTTGGTTTATCTGGCCTTTTGTAGAGGCCATGAGCATAACTCGGTGCTTTATTTGCGCATCAAAGACTTATGGATGCAAACCAACTGTAAGAGCAATTATCAGAACTTTAAAATACTGGTATCTGGATTTGCTTTTCGGCAGGGGCTGGACGCGAATTAGTAACCGCCAGTTTGAATGGGAAGGCGTCGGTAACTGGCGAATTCACAGCAGCAAAGAAACGCAGGAGGTGAAGTAATGGGGAAAAATAAGGATGCACCAATCGTTTCCATTGGCGCGGTGTTCTTCACCCCAGAAACCGGAGACATCGGACAAGAATTCTATACGGTTGTCAGCCTGGAAAGTGCTATGGAGCAAGGGGCCACACCTGACGGCGATACCATCCTGTGGTGGTTGAAACAGAGCCCTGAAGCACGAGCTGCAATCTGTATTGATGATACTTTGTCGATCAGCGATGCACTCTCTGAACTGAGCCATTTCATTAATCAGCATGCAGACAATACAAAATATTTAAAAGTCTGGGGTAACGGGGCCACCTTCGACAACGTAATTTTACGTGGAGCTTATGAGCGAGCAGGACAAATCTGCCCGTGGGCATACTGGAATGACCACGATGTACGCACGATCGTTACGCTTGGGCGTTCCATCGGATTCGACCCCAAAATGGACATGCCTTTCGATGGCGAACGGCACAACGCCCTGGCCGATGCCCGTCATCAGGCAAAATATGTTTCCGCTATCTGGCAGAAATTAATTCCTGCCACCAGCACAGAATTATGATTTTCCCGGGTGCAGCCGGTTTTGATGGAGAAAATTATGAACACCTTGTTTTTACTGATGGCTGAATTCAATACCCCTAACATTGAACTCTCAGCAGTTAGCCAAAAGTTCTTTGGCATGAGTCCAGCCACGGCAGAAGCAAAAGCAAACGCTTGTAAGTTGCCCGTTCCAACATATCGCATCGGCACATCACAAAAAGCAAAACGTTGCATCAATATTCAGGATCTTGCGGAATACATAGACAAAAGGCGAGAAGAAGGACGAGCTGAGTGGGAAAAGGTCAGAACGGATAAACAAAAATATAACTAAACTAAGACCATGAATAACCCGTGTATATACGGGTTATTTTTCTTTATCGCCATCTTTTCTAGATTTGAACAATCCACTAACAACGAAGCCAACCAAACCAACAATACTAATTGTACTTGTTCCCAGTAATGCAACGATTGCTTCAACTGGCGGCTTTCCTTCATGAGCAATAAGAAATGATACAAACATTCCGGCTACAAATAAGCACCAACACGACATAAACCAAACCGTGAATGAGGCCATTTTTGTCCGAAGCTCATTGTCTATTTCTTTACCAGTTGCGTCAGCTATCTTATCCCGTACTTGTGACTTGAGCATATCAAGCTGAGCTTGAAGACTGTCCATTCTGTTCTGCTGCATAAACTCATGCAATGCACCAGTATTAGAACCAAACTCTTCTTCCTCCAGAATAGCCTTATTTTCTGAAGAAGAATCATCATCGCTCTCATGATTAGACGGCTCAAATGCGGATTCAAAAACCTGCTCTTGACTGTCAGTAGAGTTTAAGGATGCTTCAGAGCGACCATTTTCAACACCTGCGGCCGCTCCGATCAGTTTATAGATATCTGAATTATGAGACATGTCATCCCTGAATATTACTTTTTCAGAGGCCCTGACATTGCTGTCGGTTATTCAATAAATCATGATAATAAGCCTTGATCGCATCATTTGAGATGATCGACGAGCCAATACCATTATAAGCTTGTGACCAAGGCGTACCTGGCATATGAGTTAGAGTTGATAACTCAATTCCATTTTTCGAGCCGTAAAACTTATAAACAGCCCCTATAATGCTCTCTGCTTGAGGATCCATAGTAACGATGCCACCAAAAGGAGCTACTGCTACATTCGTAACAGGTTTATTCCCATAATCTTTGAAAGCATCGTACATTCCAGGAATAACTGGACCGTACTTCCACGCGGAGACACATTCATTGAGCAAAGGCTTACCTGTTAATGCTAAATAGTAACCATGGGCAATATAAGTAAGCTTCTGCAGTTGCATGTGGGTCAGAGGATTATGATGTTGGTTTCCCAACGTTATGAATTTATTGGCTATTTGTACCGGACTGTACAT